TTTTTTGCCAATTATTCTATTTTTTGTTTCTACTTTTTCAGTTACTTCTTCTAACTCTATAACTGTTTCAGGCTCTTGTTTGTAAAGAATCTGACCAGTTTTATCTTCATAACAAGGTAACTGATAATCATTTACATTACAATGGGGTTCTACTCCTTTATGAGCAATTGTCATCAGAGGTATCATGCACATCATTACGAACAGTATGAGTGCTGCTGTTTTCATCTAAGTCCGCGAAAAATCTCCATCAATTCCTCATCCTCCATGGGCTGAGTCATTGTGTAAAAATTTTGGTGTTCGTTATTGAGATATTCCTTCATCTCGTTTAAATTCCTAAACTTTGACATAAGACCGTGAAGCAAATAATCAGGGTTAAGATGACACCTTGCACATACATGATCGTTAGAGAAAACTCTGGCAGATCGTTCGTATCTTTGACTCTGTAATAAAATTGAAGTAAGGTCTTTCTGTATTCTGACTGTTCTGGTATTGATTTCTGGAATTACAAAAAAAGTAAGGTATGCCAAAATACCAAGAACAATGAAAATAAATGTCTTGATTGATTTTGAAGTAGTCAGTGTTTCTTGTTCAACGTGCTTGACTACTTCTATGTCTCCATCTGTTGTAATTTCACGTTTTGGTTGCTGTGCCATAATTTTCTCACTTTATCTTCTTGATTCGTTTCTGTAACTCTGCCTGAAACCACTTCAATACGATTGGTATACTTACGTTTGATGTCAAAGCAAATAGATAAGCAACTGGATATTTAAATCCTTGCTGTGCTTGTAGTTGGGGTATAGAGGCAAAAACAACAACGATAAAAAAGTAACCAGTAAATGCCATACCGAGGTTAATGAAAACGTCCAATGTGATCAAACCCCAGCGTAAATTACCGTCTTCATCGTGAATCTCACCTATTGCAAGACTGTCATGCCGAAAATTGAAAAGGAAGACGAAAATTGAGGAAAATAGTATTATCGCCGCAAGTATAAGGTCAGACGATGTAAAAAGTTCTTCCACGGGTTGTCCTTTAGATTGTAAGTGGGGACTTTGATAACAAGGTGTCCCCGAACCCCGACCTAATTAGGCAGCAAGTGCTACTCTAACAGGTGTATAGTCAACGTCGTTTGCGTTTAACTTATTTGATGATTAGGTTCATCACTCCTATCCATTCTCGCTGGTACTTTCGTCCCTGTCCGAAACTATCTCACCCCCATCATAAGCACACACTTGAATGGGTTTATGGTGGAGGTGGAGGGTGCTGCCCCCTCGTGACAAGTAACTATCCTTTCAGGTCATCAAATGAATTCTTTTAAGTATCTAAATCAAGAAAATTTAAGGTATCACTCTGAAAGCCACGGTATGTAAACATACACTCTGGACTCCCAGTTCGGCAAAACCAGCTTGATATCAACTTGTGCCGACTAAGTCCGCCACACAAAGACCCTATTGCCGTAGGACTAATATCTTGTCAGAGTGAATAGACTATGACCTTTGTGCCTCAAGTAGCATTTCAATCATAGTTTTTTTTGAGGTATTCTTCTTCACATCAAGTTCAAACTCATTCTTTGCAATTTCAAACACATCATCTTTCTTCAGTTTCCGAAGATCTTCTTCAGAATAAGAATTTTTTTCAGTCTCCTCCAAATCTTCAAAAGTCAAATTAGAGGGAGCTGTAGTAATAATCGTTCTACCATCACCTTCAAACTTTTTTGAAAGCCAATTTAAAAATTTACCAAACATATTTATCTTGTTATAGAATTTATCATTGCATCTAGACTCACATCTAGAAACATATAGGATGCCACCAAAAAACACCACACATAAAAAAAGGACCATTCATTCATTGAAAACTTTTTGAAAAGGTTATCATCTATATTTATTCACTACTTCAGTTAGAGAATCTGCCCAGTCATCTCTTTTCTCAATAAATAGAATAGGTTCCTCATTTTCCACTGCCATGATAATCACTATCTGATCTACTGGAATACCAGTCCTTTCCTCAAAGGCAATAGCATAAAATGAACCCTGCATAAAATATGATTCGCAATGACTCCGTGTTTTGATACGAGAGGATGTCTTGTAGTCTATCACTGAGAGTCTTCCATCAAACTCTGCAATTACATCTGTGCGTCCAGCAACACCGAAATGGTCAGACCACAAGGCACCCTCAATCATATGTATATTGTCAATTCGTTCAACAAGAGAACGAATTGATTCAAACATCTCCACTACATGCGGCATCTTTCCTTTGAGTATGTCCGATTCGTTTCGGAGATACGCTTCACAGATAGAATGTAGGCTGGTTCCTCTTCTTGAGGCTCTAGTTGAGATTTTATTGGCCTCTGCTTCTCCAACCCGTTTTCGCCACTCAAGTATAGAAGCTTTGGAGAGGTTGGAGAGTAGACTTGTGATAGATACATACTTGTTACCTTCTGGAGTGACATAGTATCTCTTCCCATCAATATTTTCAGTTAATAGTCTATCAGAAACCTCTGAATAGTCAAGGGGTACATGATTAAATTTTTTCATCAGAAAGGCACACTCATAGTTGATTTGGGTTGTTCTTTTTTGATTGTCTTGAGTTTGTCAGTCATCCAACTAGGAGGTTTCTTCTGACTCTTAGATGTTGAAATGTTATCGTAAGCAAAATATGGTACAGCCACTTTCATCTTGACTGTTACTTTGCCACACTCTGAACACGGCTGTTGAGTAGGTTCTTCACGTTTTGAAATGAGGAGCATCTCCTCAAACTCATGTCCACACTCTGTGCAGACATAATCGTATGTTGGCATATAGTCCTTTCATGAGGGTAAGGGTCCATTCCCGTCTCCCTTATTATCTATGTCGTCTAAGAACCAGCAACAAATGCCAATCATAATAGCCCAAAAAACGACATTGGCTCCATAGAAGCCCATAGAGTAAAGAAAAGGTATTCCTATAATGTACCTAAGTTTCATCAGCTTAGCATTCCAACAATCTGTTGACTGGGGTCACCATACTTAGATTGAATATAGTCTAGGTTAGCGTGTACCACGAGGTTCTCATCATACATCCTAGCCTCTGAGACCAATTGAGCCTGTCGTATTGCTTCTAGTGCACTATCAATCCACTCAGACCTCCAAATGTTTTCTTCAGTCAATTCTTTTGAAGTGTCGTACCATAAATGTAAAACACCAATGGGTTGACCATTGTGCTCAAAAGACTGAAACACATGGTCAACCCCCAACGAATGCATATATGGAAATCTGAGATCAGAGTAAAATTTGTACCGAAATTGAAGCTCCAATGACTTTCTGATTTCCAAAATCTGCTCAGTCGTCCAATTCAAGGTCTTCCTTTCGTATTCCCCAGAAGTCTCGTATCATGTCAAAGATCATTGTCTGGGCACTCTGATACATTATCAACTGTGGAGGTACATTATTTTTTTCACAGACTTCTATAAACTGTTCAAAGAGTTCTCTAGCCTCTTCCTCAGCATTAGTCATTGTAGTTCCAGTTTGAATATGAATGATAGGATTGACTTTTCAATTCTTGATTTTCAACTCTCAACTTTTCAGCATATTTCAATAGATTATACAGATATGTCTGGTCGGATTCTATCTCGTAACCACATTGAAAGCAAGTACCATCTTCATTACGATTTACAGTACGACACTTAGGGCATATATTCATTTCTGGGATTTCCTCCATTGCACTTCTCTTGCATAAAGAGTTTTCTTTTCCTCGGGAGTAGTCAATGCAAGTTGCTCCTCACTGAACTTCCATTCTCAGAGCTTAACTGTCAAATAAGAATTCAACTCTTCTTTAGTCATTCATTCGCTCATTCTCTTTGATTTTAGTTCCATTCTTCAACAGATCAATCAACTCTCCTGATTGCTGAATCAGTTCTTTATGTTTAGGGTTCCAAGTATTTACATTGTCCAAAAGTAACTTGTGATGTATCTCCAAAATTTCGTATACCGTTTTATTCATTTCTCCTCACCAGCTAGAAGTATACCAAACCGTCAGATCTTCCCAGAGAGCAGCTCGCATTTGATCAACACACTCTAAATCTAGTGCTTTTCTACGTTCATAATACTCTTCGTCATCTTCCTTTGTTGGGGATTGACCGAAGAAGAACCCTTGCGTAAAGGGTAACGCATCCTCTTCAATCGCTTTCTCTAGAGCAACCAAGTCATCATCAGTCAGACGAACATTGTCGCCATTGAACCCTTGATCACTCTCTCCACCCTTTTCGTAGTAAAGAGATTGCATCCATCCATGCAAGTTTGGATGTTTCCTCCAATAGCAAAGTTCATCATCTTGCCAGTGATAGTCAACATCAAAATCAACTTGAACATCATCTGACAGGTCAGTTTTCTTGGCATAAACATACATATCAAGTCCCATTTTTTTCGTCTCCTCGTTAATAATCAAAAATGAAAGTTTGAGTGAATCAGAATCGTTCCTATTTCCTTATCCAAAGAATAGCGAACACCGTTCTTATCCACGTCTGGAATTTCAATTGAATCCAGTTCCTGAATATTCTGAAGTGCCACGATCACTTTATAATTCGCATTCAGTTCCTTTTCTTCTTGATAAATTTCTTTCATCAATTCAAGACCCATTTTGTCTCCTTACGTTAAGTCCCATTTCTGAGATTCAGATGAGTAATTATACCAACAATTTTTCTCATGATCCCAATGACGATTATCGTGCATTTTAACACAAAATTCATACCCAAATAATCCCATCGTCAATGAAAGACCAGCATGATCTTGTTTTCTAGACCAAGAAAATTCAAACTTAAACCATGAGGTGTCAGAATATATGAGTTCCGATTCAAACGTTTTATTCTCAGATATCGTAAAATGCGAATTCCAAAAAATGTTAAATCTACTCATTCCGCTTCTCCGAGTTCTTTCAGGACAGCATAGATATGGTCACGGAGTTCTTCCGCAACCAAGTCTATTTTCTCATCACGGCACAGATCCTCCCATTGGTTCCATTCGTCAGCCTCAGCATTCCACTTGCTCTTTGCGAGTTGGATGCTTTCAAAGATATCAGTCGTCAGTTTCATTGACAATCTCCTCTAAAAGATTTAGAGTTTTTTCCACGAAATCGTGGAGACTGAGATGAGCATTCTCCTCCTTCGCCAGTCTATCAACAATCGCATTTCTGTGTTGTTGATACTTCAACTTCTCCAAGGGTCTCGGGCTGTCAATAGGGACGACCAGATTCCGTCGGCCATCTGCCACGACCCACCAACCATTGGAAGGAAATCCATCCCATCGCTCGCCGAGTTCTTCATATCGGCCCTTTTGATTTTTCACATACAACTTCATGCCAAACCTCCGTGATCCTCAACAATTTGGTTGATGGTTTCAACAGGCACCCAACCATACACGGTGTCTGTCGGATCTGCACCTGGCGCGCCAATGAATGGCATCAGCCGAGTTTCCATCTGTGATGGATATCCGACTTCTACCTCGGTGTATTCGTCTGCCCAGTCACGAGGAGTGGAATACAAAGCAGGTCCAGCTTGGACAGACATTTTGAATCCGTCCCGGCAAACAACCTCTTTGACCAAACGAGTCGGGCCAAACGAACGATTTTCTTGAATGTATTTGTTGATGTCAAACATTTATAACCTCAATAAAAAAATGCAAGAGCAACCACTGCTCCCGAAAAGGCAAAGATGGCAGCGATCTCCTCAACCATCATCTTGGTACTTAGAAGGTATGCACCTTTGATGATCGCCGCCATCAATGCGACAAGTCCAAAAACGGACAGATAAAAGTTAGACATTTTTTCTGACCTTATGTAAGGTTCGTGAACCCACTTTATCGTCTTTGGGGTTGACTTCCCCAATGGGAGTCACGTAATACGCAGGGTATTTGCCACCCCGATATTCGTTGTATTCAGTCATTGTTGAGTGAATCAACTCATAATCATTGAATACCCCGTATACGGAAACACCCAACTCTGGGCTTCCGTATCTAATGATTTCAACCAAATACATCATTTTCAGTCTCGGCTGAGGTTCTGTCGGAGGGTCACCGCAACCCTCACTACACTTATAGTATATCTGATCTGGCCAGTGAAGTCAACAACTTTTTTTGTTAGACTTCATTCTCCTCCAACCACATTCCACAGTGTTCCAGCATTCCCTGATCAATCAGTTCTTGCGGATATCCTTGATCAAGGAACCATTGAACAAAGTTGTTCTGATCCACGGTGTCAGGAAACTCTTTGGGGAACCCATACCTCCACCCCTCGGGAGCATCAATCATTCGTTTCATTTTTATCCTTCAAAATTTTTTTGAGATCATCTAACGACATAACAACATGAGTGTTTTTCTCATACACGTGTGACGATGAGCAAACGAATCTAGCAACCATTCTCATTTCAAACTCCTCCTCGTTCAGTTGAAGAATGGGGTATGGGCACTCATTCAACCACTTTTCAAATTTTTTCATTTCATCCTCAACAAGTTTTTTTCAAATCATTCCACCTTACGTTCGTCTTTGAAGTTGTAGTAGAGGTGACCGCTGGGGTATTCAAACAAGTTCTTTGCGAACCGTACCCATCCTGCGTGGACAAAAACCGAGGTCTTCTTCACCTCGCCATTGCTGGCAGTTTCTTCCACGATTGTTCGCAGAGAGAACCCGTAGATGGGTTCAATACCCGCTTCCAGCAGTGCCTTCTCCAGAGAAGACATGAAGAACGGTGCTCCACCGATCATGGCAGATCCCACTTCATGCTCTTTGGCAATCTCTGCCAGACGAGCCGCTCTTTGATGAAGGACTTCACTTGACGGCACTTCAGTGAAGGTGAGAAGTTTCTGAATCTCTTGCTTATTCGCAGGTTCAAAGACGCCTGCTGCGGCCTGCTCATCGGTGGCAGGATGTTGGGTCAGGTTCAGAATTTTTTTCATAGTCTATCTCAATTTGGAGAGTGCGGCGATATTGCCGTAGGTGTCGTCTTCGTCTTGATGACGAATGAACTCATCCAGCGGCATCCAGACGGCCCGAATGCCACGGTGTTGCTCCTTGTAGGCGCTCAGAGTGCCGAGAACCTTGTTGGTTCGATACCAACGGACCAACCGACCTTCTACCATCTGCTCATGGTGGAAAGTCAGGTCTGCTTCCGTGAGGTTGGTGGTGTCAACACCTTCCTCGGCTGCTTCTCGGATACAGGCAGCATGGGCAGTTTCGTCTGGGTCTACCTTGCCACCTGGCAGACCAACTGCCAGACCCTTGTCACGTGTGGTGACAAGAATCTTATTACGGTTTCGGCGAGAGATCAGGAAAACTGCAAATACTGACATTCTAAGCACTCTTTTGAAATTATCACCAAAGAGAGACGAAGCGTCTCTCAACTACACTTATAGTATACGTGAGTCCGGCGGGGAAGTCAAGTCATCATTCCTCTTTCACTCCTTGGTTCGTCAGCACTGCCCTCTCGGTAACGATTTCCACAGAGTCATCACATTTTGGCAGAATCATCTTCACAAAGGTATTTGCTATCCAACCACCAAAGATTCCCTTTTTCAGTCCCAAAATTTTAAGATGAAAAGCTGGTTTGTATTCATGATGGAGCTTTCCATCTGAGTATTGCTCGGTACGATTGTAATAGACTTTTTTTACGATTCGCTTAGTCTTTTCCATTTATCCAACCAAAATCAACAGATTCAGAATAATATCCGTTTGATGCTCCGTACCAGCGGACAGTCACAGAACCTCGGTTAGTGGCAAACTTGTAAAATGTCCAAGTTGCTGTTCCTTCGTCATCCTCTTCACTTGCGTCTTCAGTGACATATTCTGCTTGAACAATTTTTCGGCCAACTAAGTCTTCCAAATCGCCGTGAATCTCCTCAATGGAGACTGACTCGCAACACTCTTGCTCATGGAAGAATTTGAACACCCTGCCATCGGTCATTTCAAAGATCAATTCCCAATCATCATGGTTGATGACACTTTTAGCGACCTGTCCAATCAGTTCATCAATCACTACTACTTTCATTGTATCATCTCTCAAAAACTAGAAGTATACCAAACAGTAAATCCTTGACAGAGAGCATCTCGCATTTGTTCAACGCACTCAAGATCGTGAGCTTTTCTGATTTCGTGGTCTTCGGCACCTTGAGGTTGACCGATGAAGACTCCTTGAACGAAAGGCAATGCGTCTTCTTCAATCGCTTTCTCTAGAGCATCCACGTCCTCATCAGTCAGACGAAGTTTACCACCAGTGTACTCTTCCATCTTCCCACCTTTTTGATAATAAAGACTTTGCATCCATCCATGAAGGCTTGGATGCTTTCTCCAATAGCAGATTTGATCTTTTTCCCAATCATAATCAACATCAAAATCAACCTGAACGTCATCTGTCAAGTCAGTTTTTTTAGCGAAAACATACATATCAAGCACTAAAGCTAGGTCCAGTCCCATTTTTCATCTCCTTTCTCAAATTTAGCAATCATATCGTACAACCAACGCATCCGAAAAGCACACTGGTATCGGTCAGAGATGTAGTGGAGTTGTCCAGCAACATCTCCGAATCCCAAGGTCTCTTCACCAGTTCGCCAATCGTCTTCATCCTTGGCGAACTTTTTCCATTGCCGATAGATGTGCTTCTTATACCGCTGAAGCATCATAGCGGCGTCTTCTGATGAATACCCATGATTACATGATCCAAACAGCGACATCACTTTATCAAGTTTTTGTTTCGGCTTTTTCATATTCTCTCCATTCAGTACGAGGGTAAGGCGGTTCGTTGAGCCATTCCACGTGCCCACAGTTTTCACATTGGTGCGGATATTTCCAAGGGAACTCCCGAGCGTCGGGATGACCCTTCTGAACCATCTTACCTTCTCCACACTCGTCACAGACGTACTCAACGAGCACCATTTGAACAGGTTTCACAACTTCCATGACGCATCTCCAAGTTTGACTGGTTCATAATCCACGTTTCCGAACAGCATAGTGTTTGGAATGAAGTTCACTTGATACTGATGTTTGAGCGGCATAATGATGACATTACAATCAGGCACCATTACTTTCAACTGTAGAAAATAATAATCAGGATGCTTGATGTAGGCATCAAAATCATTATCACATAATTCATTGCCACCACTGTACAGGATTGGACGAATAGAAATGTAAACACAATTCATTCCGCTACCTATTTCTTCAACATAGTGGTACTTATCCACTGTGCTAAAGTGAAGGATTGTGATACCTTCTCGTGTTTCACCAATACAGACATTGGAGATAATGTCTTCAATCTTTCGGTCTTCGTTGCTCTTGAAAATATCTAAATATATTTTCATTTCACCTTTCAATATCTCGCATTTTGAATCTCTCAGTCTTCAATATAAGAATCAATCGTGCCCATCAGATGGGCGTAGTCCAAAGCAAACTTGGAAAGAACACCAAAGTCTTCCCAGTTGACCTCTGGGTCATATGGACGAGCCCCGACCGTTCGCAGGTCTGGGTATTCTCCCTTGTTCTGATCGTAATCAATGAAAGCGATGGCGATGTTAGTGCTCCAGTCGCCACAGTGACGAATAATCTCGTATTTTTGGTTCAACTCGCTCCAGATAAATTCCAGATTGCCAATTCGTTTGATTTTCATCATATAATCTCAAAAGAGGGTTAAAAATCTCACTTACACTTATAGTATAACAGGATGGGAGAGGGGAGTCAAGAAAAAAATGAAAGAGAGACTGGTGGGACTTGAACCCACGAAGCTTCCGCATGGCTTGCGGTTCGGTACCAACTCCTCCTTATTTCAACGCCATATTACGCCACAGTCTCTCACTTATTATATATTATCCTGATTTAGTTTTTTCACCTCACAATTTCCACTTCGCCTTCGGTCTCAATGACTACTCGGGCACCGCAACTCAAAATGGGTTTGTCGTTCCCCCCATAGCGAACCACACTCTCGCCAAGAATTCTGACCTCGTGGCAGTAGGTGTTCTGCTTACCTTGTTTGACAGTAATCACAGGCTCATCCGTGCCATGTTTCTTGTTGGCACGGATTTTATGTTGATTGACGTGGATATAAGTTTTCATAGGATTATCTTACAAGAAAGGATGGTGCGGGTGGGGAGACTTGAACTCCCGACCTCTGCTTTATAAGAACCTTGCTCTAACCAACTGAGCTACACCCGCACTAGATGCCGTATGGGGTAAAAATGGTTATGACCCTCATACGATCCTGGCTCCTCGGGCTGGATTTGAACCAGCGACATATCGGTTAACAGCCGAGTGTTCTACCTACTGAACTACCGAGGAGTATGAACCTACTTACGCACCTGTCCAGTTTGATGCATTACTTACATCTTTGAAGATGTTTCCACGAGCAAAATTCCTTGCGGGTGACGCCCAACTGGCTGCTTTCAGAATATCCCCTTTCTTAAATTTAGGTCCATCCTCACGAACAATAAACGAATGAACCGACTCTTGATGCGTAGAAGAACCTGTGATGACCTTGACATACTTGTTCCCAACATCAAACCGAATGCTGGACTCAAATTGGTTGATCATGTCAGGGTTGTCCATGCTCTTTGCATAATTGTCACAGATGGCATCAAGATAGTCGTGAATTGCTGATTCCATATTCATATCTATTCTCAGTTAGAGATTGTGGCAACGTATTGGTCAACCGCTCTTGACCACCCAAGTGACTCTACAACGAAATAGAGATCGGACGAGACATTCCCTTTGGAGGCCTCAGCCTTGAAGTCCTCGTGGCCGAAGCCGTGAACGTAGGATTTGGCGAGTTCAAACATCTCTTTGGCAAGTTCTTTATCCATCTTCAATCCCGAAGGGGTTTTATCGGAGAGACACCCTGTCTCTCACTCACAAATACAGTATACAGGGACCGTTCAAGAAACACAACAAAAAAGATCGTCAATAAAATGAGATATTTAGAAGTAAGATACTGAAACGAAAGAAAATCTTTTTTTTTGTGCGTCCGCTGGGACTTGAACCCAGAACCCCCTGACTACAATGCAGGGCCTCTACCATTGAGTTACAGACGCAAAATTTGATTGGAGCGGAATACGAGAGTTGAACTCGTGACTGAGCCTTGGCAAGGCTCCGTTTTACCACTAAACTAATTCCGCTTAGTGTTTGGTCGGGATAGCAGGATTTGAACCTGCGACTTCCTGCTCCCAAAGCAGGCGCACTACCAAACTGTGCTATATCCCGAGTGGCGGAGAGAGAGGGATTTGAACCCCCGAAGCTGTTACACTTTCTGCTTTTCAAGAGCAGCGCCATCAACCACTCGGCCATCTCTCCGAAAAATAGGTGTGACTTGAGGATCGGCAATCTGGCACAGAATTCTAGAACTCCAAATCCCACGCACGGGCCTCGCCACAGAGGTCACTACGCAGCCTAATCTACGGGCAACTTGCCATCGGGACACTTTTGTTGGGGTTGTCAAACCACTTCTATTCATAGGGGGATTCCGACCCCTACTAGCGGATGACTAGTCCGCACGGCTCTCTTTATAGTCTGGAGCTTCCTGATGGAATCGAACCAACAACTGGAGATTACAAGTCACCCGTTATACCATTTAACTAAGGAAGCATTTATTGGTGGTGGACCCGACAGGAGTCGAACCTGCGACCCTCTGCGTGCAAGGCAGATGCTCTCCCAACTGAGCTACGAGCCCACAATGTGGTGGGGAATGACAGGTTTGAACTGCCGACATTCTGCTTGTAAGGCAGACGCTCTCCCAACTGAGCTAATTCCCCGTAAATACTCTAGTCAAATCAGAATTCTTTTACTTCTAATCTTTTTTAAGAAATGGTGCCCATGGTAAGACTCGAACTTACACTGTACGGCATCTAAAACCGTCTCCTCTACCAATTGGGATACATGGGCTAAACATTATTTTTTTGGTGCCCTTGGTGAGATTTGAACTCACACTGGATGGATTTTAAGTCCACTGCCTCTGCCGTTGGGCTACAAGGGCACAAAGGTTAATTTATATAATACGATTCAACTTTATCGTCCAATGCTTCAGGAGAAATATCTGCCATTTTTATGGCTATTTCATGTAGCAATTCTACTTCTTCATCACTATTTGGATAAAAATTTAACTGCTCAAATTTATTTTGCTTTATGAATTGTTTTGCCCTCAAAAGTTCATGATGCTCAAACACCTCATCATTAATTTTGAGTTTGCCATTTAAAATTGAAACTATTCCATTCATATTCGCATAAAACCAAGGATTTAGACTTTACTAACGGGGTTTAGAAACACAAATTACTTGGTAACCAGTAATCGGCCGACCCAATCTTTCAACCTGTATTTCCCTTTCTTCAAAACATGATACCATTGTATCATATTCACCAAGTTTGTCAACACGTACTTCAGCTCCGATGAAAAAAACTAAAACCAAAACCCAAGTCATACGAACAAATTTGATACAGATTCATTGTTGTATATCCGACGAATTGCTTCAGCAAATACCTCAGACACACTCACAGTCCGAATCTTTTTCATTTCATGTGGATGGCATATAGTATTCGTAATCACCAGTTCTTCCAAACAAGAATTTGCAATTCGTTCTTTTGCTGAACCAGATAGTACACCATGTGTGATGTATGCTCTCACTGACTTAGCACCAGCATTTTCCAGTGCCAGTGCTGCATTGACCAGTGTGCCACAGGTATCAGCAATGTCGTCTACGATGATACAGTTCTTGTCCAGAACGTTCTTCTCACCGACAACGTTCATTACCTCACTTTGATTTACTTGTTCACGTCTTTTGTCAATCAAAGCAATATAAGCATTGAGAGGTTTTGCTATACTTCTGGCACGTGCCGCTCCACCAACGTCAGGAGACACTATACAAATATCTTCCAAGTTTTGATTTTGTATATCTTCAATGAAAGTTTTTCTGGCAAACAGATCATCCACAGAAATATCAAAGAACCCCTGAATCTGACCTGCATGGAGGTCCATTGTGATCACACGGTCAAACCCTGCAGTTTGCAGTAGATCAGCGATCAACTTTGCTGTAATAGGAGTCCTTGACTTTGATTTACGATCCTGACGTGCATATCCAAAGTAAGGAATGACCGCCGTAATTCGTCCTGCAGATGCTCGTTTTAATGCATCTGCCATGATCATAAGTGAAAGAATGGCATCACTGTGAGTCATAGGCTGTACAACAAAACAATCGTCACCCCGCACGTTCTCCAGTACCTCACAGGCAATTTCACCATCAGAAAACTTTGAAAGGTTCATTTCAACCTTTTTGACATCCAAATACTTACAAAGTTTGTCGCAAAAGTCTGAATTGCTTTTACCATCTAATATTCGCATCACTGCACTCCCATTCATCGTTCGTTTTTTGGTTTGTTTGCCAACAATGGTTCCTCATCATCCATCTGAAAATTCAACTGAGAATAATGGAAGAGGAACTGTGCTACCATTCTACCAAGTAGTTGCTCATAGGAATTATGAGCAGGCTTCATGTATTGTTGACCATCTAGGTCAGACAAATTAGTGTTGATCGTTCCATCCTCGTACAGTTTGATGTACTCAGTCGGACTCACTGGAATCATAACACTTCGCATATCAACCTCTATCGGACTAGGATATCAAGATTTATTTTCCACACCAAGAAACTTTTTTACTCTGTCAATCTGAATAGAAACAGTATCTGGAAATGAATCGGTAAACCAACAGCCAACTAAAAAACCTACAAAGAATACAAATAGCATAAAATCCTTTCAGGAGTTAGGTTATTCTACTTTATACAGTGTGTAAATCCAAGTCAATTCTTCACCTGCAACCACATCACGTATTGTGCGAAGATACCAACCTGTTCCACTTTCTGATGTGTCCCAGTACTTTTCACAAGTAGGATCATCAGAATGATTTCCAAATGCACCTAAAGGAGTCCGCATCAATTCGCCATTGAATTCAAAATGAATCATCCCCAAAGACACACCTTTTGGAATATCAGTTTTAGCGAACAAACCTAGGCCATGAATACCTGAGTCTTTTATTGTGACCACATCTGGTAAAGATTTGTAAGACATTTTTATCAAACCGTTTCAGTATACCATTCTGGCACATTACCAGTTTTCCATTTAGCAAATGGTTTCTCGTTTAGATAGTATTTACGATATGAAGAAACCGAGTCACCATGTACCTTACAATAATCTGGCATTGCAGGTGGGGGTTCTGTGAAGGGAACATTGGGTATGTTCATGGGGGCAACACAAATGAAGGGATTTAGACTTTGTGTCGCGTGAATCTTTCCATACCGAACAGTATACTCTTCACATAGATTCACAAAAAGTTCGTGTAACCAATAATAATTTTCAATAGAGGAGCGAGTCCAAACGCTAGAAGGATGGCCAGTATGACTAGCCTTATATAGATATCCTTCTCGCTCATCGTCAATTCTCCATCGCTTGATTTTACGACCGTTTAGAGTCTTGTCAATATATAGTTCACCATCTAACATTCTGTGGGCAGTTGATAACAGCTGTGCGTATTCAATGATCATTTTCACACAGTGTTTATCACAATGATATTGTGCTGCCAAAACAGGATCACTGTCAAGATAAAAAACATTCATGTCAACTTTTCATCTTTAGGATTATCGGGATTACCTTTATTTTCCAATACTTTTACATAATTCAAGTAGGTAAACGGAACCTGTTTGTAACTACGGAAGTCTTTGATTCTAGCCTCAACTAGAATACAATCTTCAACTTCAAAGTCAAGTCCTTTGTAGTTGTAGAACATTGCCTCACGATTCTGACGATCTTTCAGTTTGTGAACGGTGTAGTCATCCCGAATAATTTTTTTGGTTAGCTTGAGAAAAAGTTTTTTCTTTTCTCCAAGTTCTCCCATGTACACTTCCTGATCCATACCACCTCATTGATAGTCATTGTTTTACCTATGTGTACAGTATGACATAACCCTAACACTATGTCAACTCATATTTTCAACTTATAGAAAATATGCTTATCTATCTGTGTAGTTTTGACTTTGGCATCAACCCAACGTGGAGGTTTGATGTAATCGGCATGATAGTGTGTTGCTCCATCGGTAATGTCCAGCACTTTAGATCGTGTAGTCAATACAAACTTCGCAATACTCTTGGATTCGGCCCACATCTGTCCATTGTATGGAACATCTGGCTTACCATCACAGTACCAGCTGAATTGGCAACGATGGCGAACAGGAATGCCGCTTTTGTAATGTATGCCCTGTTTGACTACACCACAAACGGTGTTTGGAAATTTCGGTGAATTCACACGGTTGATTGTTACCTGAGCAACAGCAAGTTTTCCTGCCGTAGATTCAACAGCTGCCTCAAAGTAAATGTTCTTTGCTAAGCAATCCAATTCATCAGGATTCACATAATTCAATGGTGCCGGTGTGATTTGTGGAATGACCATATTGATAGTGAAGCCATCAAATGGATAACCCTTCAATGTCTGATTTCCCATTGTACTAAACTCAATGAAAAATAAAGACAAAAATAGAATGTATTTTTTCATATGCCCTCTAGACTGAGTTGAGAATATCACTCCATCGGAAGTGAAAACCAATCATCTTTTTGGCTAGAATTAGAGCAAGGATGCTCTACCAGATCGTGGACTCTTGGTAATTTTACCAACAGACCACGGTTGTGGAAGGAAGTCTTTGTAGTTGAATTGTACTGTCCACCGTGCATCATCATATTCAGTTGAAAATTCTTTGTTATCATCATTCCAGAATAAGTCTAATTGCACAGCAAAAAGTCGTGCAGGAACTACCTTGATGTAATGGGGGATACCATCTTCAGTCATCACAAGTTGTCGCAATTCTGCTGGTTCTATTTTCTCCTCACCATTCTTTTCTTTTTTTAGATTTATAATTCGTTCTTCTAGTGTCTTCATGGTAGTAGGTCTGGAAATGTTTCTTTTACCAAGTTGTAAGTCAATCCCCTGCACTTGATCTTCTTATCTTTGATCTGCAGAAGAAGAGTAGCTTCCTTTGGGTGAATGCTTTCTAGCAATTCTATGAACAGGTATTCTCGTCTAACCTGTGTCAGCCCTGGGTTACCGCCTTCAACGAAAAGGTATAACTTACGAATAAGAGGGTACAAGTAAGTAGGATTTTCTGATTCATCTACTACAGACTTGTACGGGGGTTCGCCAGCTGGTAAAAGAAACTTTATGTCTGGATGAAATGCGTACCTAAGAATCTCCTTGAGAGCACCAGTGTTATACTTGATCAACAGTGCTTTCTTTTCTTCCTTGTTCTTCGCCTTACTGATTTCTTCAAAGATGAATGGTAAACTTACTGCCATATCAAAACTCTTCAATGTGCTCCATCAGGTTTTTGAGTCTTTTACTGATGAAGTAGTTCATAAGATTACTACGAGATTGCTCACTCTGACTCTCGTATTCAGTGATTATATTTATACGAAGTGATTCTGGAATCTCACTAAGGTCAACCATCTGTTTATTCCGATAATAGTTCCTCAGTATTTCATGCGTATCACAAAACTCTTCAGGTGCCTTACCTCTCCAAGCATCCATCTTCTTCTTAGAGATAGGCCGTTGTCTCATATCCTCGGAAACAAAGGTCTCATCTGAGGAAAGAATATTGGGCACACCATCACCACTGTCACCCTTGATGATTTTCTCGTACAGTGACTCCGCAGGATCACCTTTGAGGTACTTTTTCATAATGGGTGACCACTGAGATACACCATCATACTTCTGTAGTTGTAGGAAGTCCTTGTCACTGGAAACGATTACCGTAGGATTCTGTTTCGTACAGAGAGTTGCAATGATGTCATCGGCTTCTGCCCCCTCTACTTGAACTACTCGGTAGGGCATGTTTTCTTTGATCTCATCACGAACAACGTTGAGGCATTCAAACAGTTTCTGCCAATCCATCTCCGAAGCATCTCGCCCCTTCTTACGATTGGCCTTGTACTGTGGGAAGATGTCTTTTCTCCAGTTCTTGTAATGATCACAACAGATGACCACTTCACCGAACTTCTTTGAGAACTGATTTCGGTACTGCCGAATCATGTTGAGAATGGTATGACGGAGGAGGTCTTCATCCACCTCTGCTGACCCTTTAGACATTGCACAGAATGATGCAATTACAGTCTGAGAATAATCAATTAGTATAGCCATTATCTTGTCTCAATACCCTCTTTCAAGGATTTCAAAAATGATGTCCACTGGTTGATACGAATATCCCAGTTATAGAAGATGTCCATGTAGTTCTTCTGCAGGTTCAGAAGACTCTGAGTCTCTGGTTTCCAATAAGACTCAATGGCTCTTGCCAAAATATGTGCATGGACTAGCACGTGTTTCTTAGGATCAGGTTCATATCCATACATCCATGCGAAGTCTTTACAGGTCTCAGGAAGAGCCCCAAGGTTAGGACAAACCACCATACACTTCGCCGATAGTGCCTCAATGGCCGAGATACACGCAGTCTCCATATACACAGAGGGGTATGCCATAATGTGCATCTTCTGAAGTTCTTCACGAATCTGTTCATTCGGCACAGACCCACTATAGTTCACACTCTCCATGTCCTGAGCCTTCTTATAGACGTGACGATACTGCTCATCCATATGAGGTCGGTCATAGATCTTGAAACTAGAGAAGATGTTCAATTCAGCCTTCTGGACAGCTTCAGACTGAATGTTGTTCTTCATGAACTCCCATGCCTCCAATAGAATTTCCATTCCTCGGTGTGGAGTACTGAAGTAAACACAGTTGATCTTGTCATCAGGTTTCTGATGCTCTGGAATAGGATCAATCGCGTGTTGAATCACTACACCATGATCATAAGGTACACCAAGGTATGCACCATATTGATACTGTTGCCAGTTACTGACAAAGATGATCTTCTCAAATTCCAACAGAGAGTTCTTGTCTTTCAGAAACTGCACCTCTGGATCATGAGCAAGATCATGTACCCAGAACAATCTTGGTTTGTCTTCTAGAGTTCGTTTGCGAGAGGCAATGAACTGAAAGTACTCGGTCAGTTCAGGGTCAAGCCGTTGGAACAGCCACTCTTGAATGAGTTCTGTTCCACCTCTGGCTTTAGGCGAGTCATCAGGGGCATAGTTTTTTTGACTTCCATCACCAGAAAAATCAATCTTCAACGACATACATAATTCTCCATTAGTTCAATTTTAAACGCATCTCCTCAAAGTGCTGTTGTTCAGCATCTTCCTGCATCATCTGTAAGGACTCCATATCAAGTGGGATTAGATCACCATCGCCATTCTCTTGAAATACGGCCATGTTGCCAATAACGTCCTTGTTCTCAAGTTCTAACTCAAAACCAAAAACCATTCCATTATCAGTTCTCAGTTCAAGTCTAGCTTCCTTGATGTATGGGTCAGAGTGTCCATCAAATCCTTCACCCGCAGCCAAGGCCTTGGATGCTTTTTGGACTGTTGCCTGAAGTCTCCTCAATACTTTATCCTGCATGAATTTCCATAGGTAGGGGTTTGGGGTTTCATCTGTATTTATCCAAGGTCAGATGTGAATTCCTTGTCGGTCATACCAGGCACCATCTTCTCTTTCTCGGTCGGGGGCGTCCATCTGCCATCTTCACAATACTTCGTATAGTCCTGCTCAACCATACCCTTTTGCCAGACCATACGAATATCTCTGTAATACACTCCGACTGTGCGCTTCGGTGTGCCATCAGGGTAGTATGCCATTGCAATACATTGTCTAATCACGGGTTCATCCTCTTTTTCACCAATGTTATCACCAATCCATTCGGAGGTCTTGAGATAGTGTTCAAGCCACCGAACATAACCAATTCTAGAACTAGCCATACCCAAGTACTCGTTTCGTTGCTTATCACTCAACCCACGAGCCTTGGACTGTTTAGTGTACTCCTTTGCTTCTTCTTTGTTCAGAGTTATCCATTCCTTGACCTTGATAAAAGACATGCTGTCGTCCTCATCTTTAGCCATGACATAAGGATGGACATTTTTATACTCGGGCGGTTTCTTTCGTTTACGAGCCTTTGCCAAATGTGCACGGAGCTTCTCTCGGGCTTCTTCTGATAAGACTCTCTTCTGCCTTGGTTTCCTTTCCTTCTTCTCCTTAGCCATACACTCACCTCATGCGTGTTTGAAAACGTTTGAATCTTTGCAGTAAACCTTTTTGATCTCTGGCACAAAGACTGCTACATCACCTCTACGAATCCAATTTCCTGTTTCAGCACACTTACTTGGAAACTTGGTCTTGAAGAATATGTAGTTGTACTCTGGATTGATAAACTCACTGGCCTTATCTTTTGCAGACCTCATCTCTTTCCAGAAGGTACGGCACCACTCTCTAATCTGTTCTCGTTTGGACTCAGAATCCTCGTCACGAACATTTGGAGCACTGAAGTATAGGTGGGAGTCATCCCTGTTATTACACCACCATGTGACGCCCATGGAGTTGGGCACCTTTCGGTTCTTGTACCAGAAGGCCACAACGTCACGGGCAAACTCAGGTGAGGCTACATTGATAGAAGCCACAGGTTCCATAATCAATCTCAGTCAAGGTTTTGAAACGGTGTCCAGTCAACGTTGACCACACCATCCTTCATGATGAAGCCAGTGTCCTTACGAAAGTGCAGGTCAAGGTCTGGAGCATCAGGGAGTTTAGTAACAGATCCGCCCTGGGCAAGGAACCGCTGAACGGCATCCTCAACTTCATTACGAGTAACGGGGGGAACATGATCTTCTTTACGGGGGATTCGCTTTGCCATGATAAAGACTCAAAAGAGGTTACGGCTGGAGAGAGGACATCTCTCTCACTCACAAATAACATTGTAAAGGAACTGAAAAGGAATGTCAACCCTTTTTCTGGAGGATGGCGTATTTTTTTCGCAACGATTGGAGCTGAGGGTCGGATGTCGGCACACCACTTTGTACCAACTCCGCAATCTCTGCAATAACTAGCCTCAACTCCAATCGTGCGGGATTCGGGTCACTTGGGTTGGATGGAACCCGAATCCATTTCTTCAAGGGGGGTGTCATGTGTCTCTAATGATTTAGTAGGTCCAAGGACTAAGGCGGGTGAATACAGTCAGAGTGCCACCAGACTCGGTCTGATAGACTTGCTTCTCTGACTGACGTTCACCACGCAGGATCTCCAGTTTGATTTTGTGTCTAAACAGCATAGGAATCTCCCTAAAGGAGTTATTGAACAATAACTGATTATTTATATATCAATTCAAAAGTTCTCTGAAACTTGCAGACCGTTTCCAACTACCGAGCATCCTGCCCTCCAAAGCATAGGCCTCAACCTCTTCAGGACGTTCATGGTTCGGATCACGATAAAGGCTGTCGTCAATGAACTCACCATGCCAGTATTCACCATCATCACGAAACTGGAGTGAACCATTGGCCATCTGGCCGACATGAACAAACTCATGCGAGACGAGTCGTAGAAACTGGTCCGTATTGAAGACAGCACTACGATTCAGTGTCACCGCAATGACTGACTGTTTCTCAAGGCCGATGTCTTCTTCCCAGAGCGGTTCACAGGTGCCCTGATGAGCAAGCATAGAGTCAAACCGTACTGTCACCTTCAACGTCTCTCGGTCAGCCTCAGCGACCATTCGTTCCAAGACATGTTTGGCGAGAGAACTGATCTGGGCCTTGAGGTGTCTATCAATTCTAGCGGGGATCAAAATCTGCATGACGCATACCGAAAAGAGTTATCGCATTCACTTACAGATACAGTATAACAACCCCTTGCAGAGAAGTCAATACGCTGTTACACTTTGTTACAATTTAGTCTTGGTCATAATCGGGTGGGCACATATTCCGTTCAAACCTGGCCATTCGCATCTGGCGCTCTTTCTCGGTCTCAGTCTGTTCATCCTCTCGCAGTATAAGGACGATGTCACCATTGGCATCATATTCAGGTATCGCTTGTAGGGGCATTGTTGGGTATCCGAATATATGGTAGTGAGTTGAGTTTATCAAGTTTGTAAATTTGCCAGAACTCGGCATCCAAGAGGTTCATTTCCTTGGTAAGAGCACGATGATGGCTGATCTGCTTACGCATGATTCTGAGTTCATGCAGGAGTTCTTCATGTGACATTTCATCATCTTTTCGTTTTGCCATAAGTACTCTCCAATGAAGGGGGGATTCATTGATATTTATTTGAAAGTATTTCCATGTACCCACCCGACCATAACATACCGCTTACCTTTGATCACAGGTTTCACACCATGAAGCAGGTAGGTAGGGAAAAGAATTATAGCACCTTGTATACTTTGGTCTACCAAAGGTTCGGCATCTCTTCCAAGCTGAAAAACCAACTCTCCACCTTCGTATTCATGTGGATTCAATAGTATTGAATATGCAATTTTTCGGCGTGATGATACATACCCTAATCCCAAATCAAGATGCATGTCATAACGGCCAGACTCTGACGCATCATATAACATAATCGTTGGTGGCTCATACATACCCGCCAAGTGGAATTGCCAACCCTTATCAGCATAATTGACTGTTCGTACAAAGTTATAAATTTTTTTACAAAGTTTATGATCAGGGGTTTTCGGCTGAAGAAGCACAGTAGCACGATAGTCCTTATCCATCTGATAATGTTCTTGGGCATTATCAGTATTTTGAATTGAAGCATGTGTTCTCGTCCAAGCCTGTTCAGCAGTCGTAATCAAACGATTACATTCATCAGCAGTGAAAAAATTTTTGATCATCTTCACTGAACTTAGATTTACACTCTCACTCTTTTCTATCATAAAGATGACATATCCTTATAGCTTCCATTAGGTCAGCAGGTGTGTCCACATGAAGTGGCGACCCCTGTAGTTCTACCATACGCACACGAATACCAATTTCCAAAAAACGAAGAATCTCTATGTCCTCTATGGCCTCATAGTAAGTCTTAGTCTTCTGCTCTAAGAACTTACGTAAGTGCCAGGGTCTGAACCCGTAGATACAAACCTGCTCCCATGCATCCAATGGTTTACCCTGAAATGGAAACGGCACAGGAGCACGACTCATGTACTGCAGAAAACTTGCAGAGTCACACAACACCTTGGGAATAGAGTCACTATAAAACTTTTCATAAGACTCAATTCTCTTCATACCATTGATCACATAAGAATAGTCATCATTGGTCGCAAGTATACGAGCAACTGCTAGAATGTCTGCAGGGTTAGCAAACGGCTCATCGCCCTGTAAATTGATCACCCACTTCTTCTCTGAGGCATACTGCTCCACATACCTCGCTACACGATCAGTACCCGTGGCACAGGGTTCCGTGATCATGGTCACAGGTATACGCTCTTCTTCACAGTGTACACGAATGCGTTCAGAGTCTGTAACCACCACAGACTCAATACCACTCAGTATAGCCCGTGCATAGGTCCGTTGAATCAACGACTTGCCACCGATATCGGCAAGTGGCTTACCCTGCAATCGGCTACTCTCATATCTTGCAGGTATAACGATCACGCCTTCGGTAAATGCCATATGACTTCCTTATCGTAATGTGTTACTACCAAATCGTACCATGCTTTATACGAGACAGAACGTTTACTGTCTCTGTTCTTCTGCTGGTTACCGAAATAGGTATCACTCGTTGTCGTATAATTCCCAGCCACAGCATCAAAACCATAGACCTCCACACGGTCAGCACTTGACTGTAGAGCCTTCTCTAGTGCAAATGCACCACTCGGTGGTACTCTGGCATCCAATGGTAGTATTTTACTCTCCAGATTCTCAACTTGCATACCTGCTGACACCCAATAGATCAGGCCCACATTCGGACGAACACACGAAGGCAACTGCACCAAATCATCATTGCATAGTTGATTGTAACGGGCTCTCGGATAAAAATGTGAAGTCCAACTCACAGCGGTCTCCTTGTCAGCTGGATTCACCTCCACCAACTCAAACTCCTTTGGTATGTCCATATGCTCGGGTGGAAATTCCTTGGGTAGTGGATACCAGTTACTAAAGTAACATTGTCCATGCAATGGATACTCGTCCGCAAGGATGTCTAGCTGATAAAGATAGTCTACACTGAAGAGATGGTCTACTCTGTGTTGTCGGTAAAAGAGATTACAGGCATAAGTCTCACCTTGTACTCGTGTAAGGTCCAGTAAGGCCTTACTCGGCCCATTGCCGATGACATATGCTACGTATGCCATATGACTTCCTTACCATGATGTCGTTCCACTCGGCTATACCACTCATGCCAGGGTATCTGTCGCTCACTGTCACCAACGAGCTGATGGTCATTACGATACTGATTGCTGCTCGTCTCCCAGACACCGACCAATGCATCAAAACCATAGACTTCAACTCGCTGTACGTCACTGGCTAAAGCCAGATCAAGAGCATACGCCCCACTGGGTGGCATCATACCATTGGGAGCAGTTATGGGTAAGACCTCACTGCTCAATGGCTCTATCAAAAACCCTCTAGGCACCCAACAGATATACGCTCTGTTAGGCTGCCAGTATGCAGGTACGTTTATACTCATAGCCAGGGCATTCTGATAAGCTGTCTCATCTATAGCATAGGTCACCCACCACTCAGCATCCGGCTTCATGGCTGGATTGACCTCATATGGCTCATACTGGGCCCACAGATTCGGCAAGGCCTCAGGTGGCACCTCAGCAGGTACTGGATTCCACCCGACGAAGACACACTTATTGCCCGCCGGATACCCAGCCATCACGATACCAAACTGATACCACGGATCAGCACAGACCAGTACATCAGGAGCATACTCCAAGTACAACGTATTACACCCATAGACTCTGCCATTCAAGCTACTGAGATCAAGCTCTCGTCTGCTAGGCCCATTACCTATCACATAGGCTACATTCCGCACAGTATCTCCATGTCAACATCTACAGGTAGATCTACCCAACGCCACTGAGCTTCACGCCCCACTCGTACTGGCCGTACCAACACACGCCCAGGCAACACACGCTCCACTCGCCACTCAGGCCCATTCTCATGCACACGATTCTTACCCTTGCGTGACTTACCACGCAGTGTCACGGTGTCACTCTCTCGCATAGTCTTACTCCACATAAGTACGTTATACTCATCAACAACAACAGTACTTATAGTATATCACTCATGTACTCTCATGTCAACATAATTTCACCATCACATGCTCCCATACACACAAAGCGTACTGTCTACTTCTGCCTCTTCCAGTCACGGTATGTACCATAGCTCGTAAGCAACATGGCATTACAGACCACTATACTCACCAGTGTAAACCAAGGCCTATCCAAGATGAATGCGTCCACTATCATGAAGTTCAGTATAGTAGCCACAAACACAAAGCCAAGGTAGTCCCACATGCTCACGAAGAACTTGACATCTGCCCATAGTGTCTTCCAGCTATTCACATAGAGTTGCCAGAGTGTCTTCCTTCCATCAGTAGTCTGTTCAGAAGTCATTTGCTCATTGGTCATTTTCTCATTAGTCATTTGTTTGGTCATCATACGTCTCCATACAAGAGAGGTTTTAAAGTCCAGTAATAGGCTAGCTATATACTGGGGGGTGGATACCTTACGGCAATTGCTTCAAGTTTTCCAAGGGGTCGTTATGATAATGTATAGAGGGGTGTAGTGACAGTGCAGTAGGGGTGTAGCAATGTGTAGTAAAGGTGCAGTAGGGGTGTAGCACAAAAAGGTTTGGGTTAGTGTTTTGGTGGGGGGAGCTACGGGGGGGAGGGTTCCCTAGGGCATTGCCTCAGGAAAATATAAACACCGTTATGAAAGGCAGCCCCACCACAGAGCTGCCCTCACTCTCATCACGTTACGTCATGAATCACCTGTATCCCTTCTGTCGGGTTAGGGTTGTCGGTAGGTTAACGGTAAGGTCACACTCACATCACGTAGTACTTCTTACCGTTGATGACCTCAACACGGGCCTTCACAGTCCGTTGAGGCTTCTCACTGAACTCAACACCATTGTCAAGTGCAGTCTCTACAGAGAACATCACGTTGTTGGCACCAGCGAAACGTTTGTTCTCTTTGATCTTGGGGTACTTCCATTTGGCCGTCTTCATCGCATCATCTCTGCAAGGAGGTTGAACATTGAAAGGAAACCAGTCAGACCTGACCAGAACATCACCATACGCAACCAGGCTACACACTGTATACGGACTCTTGCACTCATCAGACATCTCGTTTGGGTTGACTCTCTCACTTACAAGAATAGTATAAACCATAGTGGAATGAGAGTCAAGAACTTTTTTCCACTGGTGACGGTAAAAAGTAGGGGTAGTGACGCCTAGAATGGGTCGTAAAGGGGTCTAGAATCGTCGCTACGGGCATAAAAACACTACCCCTACCCAGAGTATGGGTTGAAACGTTGATAAGAGATAAAACATGTGTGATTACAGTAACTTACGTTCCAATCCATCTCTGTCACCGAATGTTTCCTGTCAGCTATGACGATTGGTGTTTTCAGGTGGTTCAAGCCCGAAAATCAGTCAGTTCAGAGGCCCGAAAGAGATGAATCTTTCCACCGACCATCCCCTCAATGAGAGGGATGCCATCCTCGTCCTCTCGGACCTTTACAATCTTGACCGTGTTGTTATCCCAGAGGGGGCTCCGAGCCCACTTGAACTGCTGTAGGTCTTGTATTGTCATATTCAGTCTCGGTTAGGATTGTGGAGTGGCACCTGTTGCTTTCCTCAAGTCGGTGCCTGGTTCGTACTTTGCTATCTGGTGATGCATTTCCGTTCCTTCACTTGCCACTGACGATTTTCTACTCTTGGTATCGTCTGACCTCATCTGGTTCTTCCTTCATCACCAGCAGGTGTCCTGTTGTATCTTCTTCAAACAGGCAACGTCAGGTTGTTTGACGGCACAACCAAGCCGTATTCTGGCGACCTGTATCGGACTTGAACCGATGACCTCTGCCGTGACAGGGCAGCGTTCTAACCATCTGAACTAACAGGCCGAATGTTTCATACTGGTTGGAAGGTTCTTACGTCATGCATGGCGTAGTACCACGTGCCATTGTCGTACAGGTAGATGAAATCAACTCCGTAATTGTCCCAAGCTTCCTCCAAATAGTCGCTATCATCCAGATACATGGCATAGACTGAATCTTCATTAACCCATCCCGATGTAGCATAACTCTCGTCCAGAGAGTCCTTCAGACTTCGGAGGTATCCAATCTCACACAGATCCTTCACGACCTTTGGATCTGTATAGTGTTCAACAAGAGTACGGCCAACTCCTGAGAGGTAGCCGTCAAAGTGAACGTAAGAGGCGACCACTTCGCCTGACTCCGTTTTCATTCCTACCATTGATCTTGTCGCCATTTTCATTCTCGGCTAGGGTTGTTGTTGAATGTGCCTTTTGATCTTCCAGAGGCACCAACTGGATTCGGTGTTAGAAACCCACGAAGGCATCTTGCATGGCTTCCACCATGGCCACGGCCGTATCATAGTCAACGACCTTGAGGTCATGTTCCGCGATGTACTCGGGCCCGACATACATGATCGGGCAGACACGGCCACTGTTGCCGCGGACGAGGAGATGGGCTCCTTCAACAAAGGAGTCATAGGTGATGCCGTTGAGGTCACACTCGTTGACCATCTCTTTCAAGTAAATCGCCATTTTCCAGTCTCGTTTGGGGTTATCGGAGAGACACCCTGACTCTCACTCACAAGAATAGTATAAGATATCCAGACAAGGAAGTCAACAACTTTTTTTATCGCTCCTTCATTCTCCGAAAAAGCTCTTTGTTATCCTCAAGGAGCTTGTACAGCTCTACCATCGGATCGTACTCGCGGCCAGTCTTTCGGCACTTGATCAGCATTCCTTTTTGGTACACCATTGTCATTCTCGGCAAACAGTGATTGTTTTCATGACCATCTCGCGAGATGGTTATTCATCAGACCATTTCTCCAACCGCATGGTGACAAATATCCAGAATTTCCTCGTAAACCTCATCCAAAGCATTGATGTCCAAGGTCGGTACTCCAAGAATTGCATCATATATTAGCGAAACTTCGTCAAGGGTGAATACGCAATTTTGGCTGGCTTTATTCACCACTCTTTTCAGCCTGGTTTTCCATCTTGTCGGAGGACTCCAGCGATTCCAAAAATTTGAGGCTTCCTTGAGTGCTGCCAAAAGAACTGGCTGCTGATGAGCTGAAAATTCAATATATTTCATTTCAAATCTCAGTTGAGGATTATTGGTGAGACACCCTGTCTCTCACTCACAAGAATAGAATACCTGAACCTGTCAGGGATGTCAACAACTTTTTTTCATCATCACATTTGAACGAAAGGCTTGTTCCACTCGCCAACTGACAAACTGATGTAGTACCCGACATGGAAGTAGTCGGTCATGATGTCCGACTCATCAAAGTTCTCACGGGTGCCTGCCGTGTTCATGATGTCCAGCACCTCCTTGTAGAAGGCCGCTTCGGTCTCAGGATAAAATCGGTCCACGTGGTACTGATTGATGTCCTTGTATCCCTCGTCGCCGACCTCAATCTTGAACGGTGCGCTCTTGATCACTACACGCAGTTCGGTGTGGTGGTGCTTACGGACAGCGAACTTGACCTTCGGGAACTTTGCCTTTAGGGCAGCACGGATGAGCTTGGTGTCTTCGGATGAGATGTAAGCCATTTTCCAGTCTCGGAAAGGGTTTTGTCTGGAGGGTCGGCATGACCCCCACTCACAAGAATAGTATACCTACGGCTGACAGGGAAGTCAACAACTTTTTTTCAGCAGTTCGGAGTACCAAACTGGGTTGGCCTCACGGAGAATCTCCAGAGGGGCCTTTCGCTCCTCCTCCAACTTACGGAAGTACTCCTCGGGGCTGTGATTGGCGATCAGTTCCTTGAGGAACTTCGCCTTGGTGAAGGGAGAGCGTTTCCACTTGAGACGAGCGACGAACTTACGCTCGCCTTTGTGGTTGTAGTAGAGGTGCCCACTGGAGTAGTCAAACAAGTCTTTTGAGAAGGTCATGATCAGTCTCGGCTGAGGTTCTATCGGAGAGACACCCTGTCTCTCACTCACACCTATAGTATACAGATACTGAGCAGAAAACACAACAAAAAAAGACAACAAAGATCACTCATGGTTTCAGTGATTTACGTGTTGACCACTGAAACCATTGATCATCTTTTTTTCAGTTTATTGGAAAGACCAACATGCGGTCAACACCTTGGTGTCTTTACCAGACTCTTTCCACCAACGGAACATCCTGTCCAGTGCCTTACCTGCTTCGTTGTGGCACCAAGAACCAACACCACTGTTCACGAGGTCTTTGATCTCCAGCTTGTACAGGTCAACAAACTCCTGATCGGACATTACTGCGTATTGGGATTCGTAGTAGGACATGGTATCTCCATTATTTCAAGAAAGTAAGTGAACCATCAGCAGCAACCACTCTGAGCCAGGCCACCTCCTGACCCGCATCTGTGGCATCCTGTACGATACAGGCACGAGTCTTCTTTGCTGACATCTTCGGCAACCACAGGGAGAAACGAGTGCCGTCCTTGTAGGCCACGTAGTACTGCTGTAAGGGTTTTCCTTTCATGACATTCTCCTATCAATGAGGTATGCAATCAGGAGTCCGATCCAGACTCCACCAAAGATCAGGGCATCGGTGATCATCTTTGCTCCAACTCCCACTCAAGTTCTTCCCTAGTCATGGTATCAACCCACCACGGATGCAGGTTCCAGCACTTGTACTGGCCATCCTCGGTAAGTTCAACCTTGGCGAATCCAAGTTCCTTGATGATTTTGTCAATGAAATCGGAATCCATTTTCAGTTTCGGTTAGGGTTTAGATCATTTGGAGCCTCCAGACTTATTCATCCGAAATCATCCGAAATTTCGGACTTATTCATCCGACGAAAGACTCCCTTCTCGGTTAGGGTTTAGATCATTTTCTCAAGAGCCTTCAGCACTCGTTTGGAGCCTCCAGATTTGTTCATCCGAAAGACACCCTTCTCCACTGCCGAGATGGCACCAACACCACCCCCATCAGTGCCCCACGTGGAACCAGCGGAGGTCTCGGGGAGCAGACTCAGAATGAAGTACCATTCTGAATCAGCCTTACAGAAGGCATCCTTGTCCCCAATGGGAATATGCTTGGTGATGGACAAGACATTCCGACGAATGTCCACTGACCAGCCATAGGCCATGGCTTGGTCAAGGATGAGTTTGGCAGTGACTTGGTTCTTGGTCATTTCCAGTCTCGGAAAGGGTTGTCGGAGGGAGGGAATCTCTCTCACCTACACCTATAGTATACCTACACCTAGCAGGGAAGTCAACACTTTTTTGCCTCATCCGTGTCTTGCAATGAAGATTCGCAGTTCACGGAAACTTCGGCAATCGGACACAAACACCTTACCGTTCAGGGTCGCCCTCCAAAAGAAGTTCCGATACATGGAGCACCGATACTCCTTGCCGTTGTACTCCACGATCTTGGACTTCTTGTTCTCCTTGACCACGGAGACCTTCTCAGCAATGGCATTCAGGCGCTTCCGTTCTGCCTCATGGAAGGCATAGAGCTTCTCTTGATGAGTCATGTTCAGTCTCTTTTCAGGTTTCTCAGTTCAATCTCGGCTTCCATCAGGTCAACTGACAGATAGTCGTAGACGCATGATCCAAACTCCTCTTCGCACAAGGCATCTTCCAACTCGCTGATCTCCAACTCCAACTCTTTGATTCGGTCTACGTTCGTCATTTCCTGTCTCGGAAAGGGTTTCTGTCAGGGAGTCAGGCTGACCCCCACTCACAAGAACAGTATAGAAGATCCAGCCAAGGAAGTCAACAGAAAAAAACACGTTGACTTCACTTTTTTCTCAGTCCACTGCGTGGTAGACCACACTGACCTGACACTCGGGGAACCTTTGCATCAACTCTTTGGCAAAGGCTCCAGCCTCCTCAGAAGCTAGACCAGCACCCCTACTTCCCACGTCAAAGGTCTTGACGGTGGCCTCGTGAAAGAGCCTGGGCCATCGGCCATTCTCCCACGTCTGAGTGGTGCGAATGGGGAAGTGAGGAGACTTCGGGTCAAAGCCCAGTTCCTTGAGGGCTTTCTTCATAGGCATCTTACGGGAACCAAAGAAGGACACTCGGTAGAAGTCAAAGTAATTGTCAGCCATTGTCTGTCTCGGCAAGGATTATCGGAGAGACACCCTGTCTCTCACTCACACCTATAGTATACGTGAGTCTGACAGGGATGTCAACAGAAAAAATGAGGTCAACTCAAAAATTCTTGTTCCTCACGCAGGATGGCCTTGACTTCCTTGTGCATGTCCTTCACACGTTGTCGTTCAGCAGCCTCTCGTTTGAGTTGTTTCTGCAGTGACGGCTTGATGTAGTACCGTCTGTCCTTGAGCATCTGGAGTGTACCCTCTCGTAGCACCTTTGACTTGAGCCGAGAGATGGCACGGAGGGGGGATTCATTCGGGCGTACAGTTACAGTAAGGCCTTTGGTCATGGAGTCACCTATTCAATGGGGTTAGTAATCAGTAGGTAGGGAATGTCTCATCAAACCCTACACCTATAATATACCACGGTGTCAAGTGGTTGTCAAGTGGGTCTGAGCAGTGTTGTGGGGGTGTGGGTGGTGGAGTGCTTTTGAACCGTGGACTAAGATGACTACTACTGCACACGATAGCACACGATCACACACGATAACCCACCTTCACACACGATCACACACGATCACACACGATCACACACGATAACCCGCCTTCACACACGATTGCACTCTTTTGCACACCTTTACACAGATCATACATCATATACCCTCTCTGATACACTATATACCGATTTATTTTACATTTGACAACTTTATTTACAATTTACAACTATAATTGTAATAGTGAAAGCATATACTGAAAGTTGCAAGAATTTTGGCCGATATCGTACTGGTGTTATGAGCATGAATGGTAGAGAGAGGAGTGTATTGTAGAACCATGTACGCCATCCATACCATGGCTCCTTGTGAAACAGTGTATAGAGTATGAGTGTCAGGTGGTCTCTGGGTTGATTTGACTGCCAGTGGGGGTTTTTGTACGTAGTGATTTGATGATTGACATACGTTCTGAGTCTGTGTAGTATCGCCAATTGGTTATCTGTGTGATCGTTCTGTGACATGAGATACAAGTGTTGGCTTGGTTGAGTTTACATCGGCGAATACATGGTGAAATGGGTGTACAACTTAGGATTAGTCCCATTCGTCTCCTATTGGATCTACACCTTGAGCCGTGTTTGGATTGAACAGTGCATTGAGTATGTCATTGATGATCTCTGCGTGATGTGAGTAGGGTTCATCGTATCGTTGTAGATGGTGCCTGAGTATGGCATTGAGTTTGTCGTAGTACGGGTTGCCTGGTTTGTAGTTCATAGTGAATCTCCTATGGTTGCACCTGTAGTGTTGAACTCTGTGAAGTACGAGTTGTCTGTGTATACCTTACGTGAATTCTCTACTGAGTATGTGTTTAGGTCTATCTGATAGCCTGGGTTTGATGTGATCGGTTTGTATACCCATGCGTCGTCATGCCAGATGATCCGATTGTTGGGATACGCGAAGTAGTTGCCGTCATCCATTTTGAAGACGTGAGCACACTTGTGTTCTGGTGACTCTGAGAAGTTGGTGTCTAGGTTACCTGCTTTGTTTTCCCACCCCCAGTCAAGTGTGAAGAGGTAGATACCTGCGTGTCTGTTGTTCTGGTAGTCTATCAGTTCAGCCTTGAGATTGGCCAGTCTATTACGTACTGCTACGTCAATGTAGGGTGAGAAACAGTCCCAGTACATATGTATGTTGAGCGAGTGACGTGGTGCGTCTTTTTGCCAACAGAATGCGTGTATGGGTCTACGCGTCCAGTTGACGCCATTCTCTAGGAAGGCCTCGAAGAGTGGTACACGTTTTTCCATTGAAGTCACTGAGTGTACGTCACAGGGTGTGTATTCACCGTGGCCAGATTGGTGATTGTAGAGGTACTCATTGCGTATGAAGCAGGTAAATGTGGGTACATCATGATTCAGGTAAGCCATTGCGTTCCTCTGGTGTGTAGGTTACTGTGAGCTCTTCATTCGGTCTGATGTCTCTAAGCGTCAGGTAGATCTGTGTCTTTTCTGAGAAGGTTAGATTGGGTGTCTCTGCATGATTCACGTAGTAACTCATGTTGATTAGATTAGGGTGTATGGAGAGGTAGATACCACCAGCCTCTTCAAGACATAGCCGTTTGAGTGTTTTGCTAATTGCTGGGTCATACTTACGGAGTGCTGATGCTGGAATGAAGTCAGTGTCAATTGGACATTCCATGAACAGGGGTGTGTTCTGTGGTATGTACCTGATGGCGAAGACACCTACACCAGCATTGGGTAGCAGACTCGGCCTGAGTTCAGTGTAGAACGTGGAGAGATCTAACACTATTTGAGCCTTGCATTGATTTGCTTGAGTTCTGTTTCGGCCTCTGTGATACTAGACTCTATGATTGCTATGGCCTCGTTGAATGCGTTTCGTTGAGCAGTGAGGGCAGTTTCAAGTGCTGCTATACGTTGTGTGATCTGCTGTTTGACTTGAGGCAGCATGGTGTCAGGTAGTTTTGAATAGTCAGTCATAATAAGAACCCTCTTTGTGGTTTTTGAGTGTCTCTCTGAGTTTAGAGAGATTGTAGATGGCGACGTTGATTTCTCTGAGGTCTTTGTCTGCCATGAACTGTAAGTATTCCAAGACCTTTTCCTTCATTTCTTGTTTGGATAGTGCCATTCGCCCAACTCCTTTTGTTTTGCACGTTGTTTGGTTAGAGCCACTTGATGTGGATTTTCTTTTTCCCACGCACGTACTCGTTGGATGTTGTATGCACGGTTTTCCTGATACCATCGTTTGTAGTACGCCTTCTTCTCTGGGTTGTTCTGTTGAGCGAGTACCTTGTCCTTGTTACGGTGATACCATTCTCGCTTATGTCTTCTTATACGGGCTTCTCTTGACTCTGTTTCCATTGGGCGTGTCCTGTTTTTGCGATGAAGTATGCGTCCACTATATCCGAGACTGGACTACCCACCTTGGTAGATTTCGGTGTGAGGAGTTCCAGTAGTGCGACTGCATTGGGTTCTTGTAAGAATGCCTGATACATGGCGTCCTTGTTGGCATTACCTTTACCTGTCGCAAATTGTTTGATCGTTGTTGGTGGAATAGACCAGAAGGGCATGTGTCGTTTGAACATTTTGTACTTGAGGAGACCTGTGTTTTCAGCAACAGAACGCACGTGTGACTTACCTACTGTTGCGAATGCGTATCCTTCAATGTAGACCATTGCATCCTCTGGTATGATGTTTAGACTCCACTCTGAGAGTATGTCATGCCTTTCTTCTTCAGTAGACCAAGACGGATACTGCTCAGAGTGCAGGAATGTACAGGCCGTGGTTACAGCCTGTTTCTTTGTATTTAGAAAAAAGAGGTCACAGTCAGAGACCGTGAAGGTTGCACTGGTGCCATGCCAAACACATATAGCTGGTGAAGTCAGGGAATAATCAATCCCAACTATCTGCACCGTAGTCCTCTTCTTCTATCAGATTACTACAAAACGGACAACATTCAATCGCCTGTTTTGGTCTGACCACCTCACAAGTAATAGAGTATTGACACTCACAAAAGTCACACTGTACTCTGTACACTAACGAATCGTCACTGTCTCTTTCAGTTTGTATTGGCAAAATAAACTCCTTGTATATCCATTATTGTAGTTGTGGAGCCAGTACTCGTTGCATGGTCAGATCCATACAGACTGGTGCGTAAGTAGTCTGTATTTTGTTCTGTAAGTACTCTCTACCTGCGAACTGGTGTTCTGCGGCAGATTGGCCGTTACGAATCAAGTCCGTAACACAGTCACAGAACAGCCCTGCAATTTGTGGTGGCATCTGTGGGTTCACCATCTGGTTGCCCTGCCAACACGCATTCCAGATAGACCTTATCATTCCAGTAGAGTAATCGCCTGAGTAAGGTCTATCTGTGAGTACGGCTCCGTAATACGGTTTAGTCCCATTATCACTTGGGAGTGAAAACCCTGGCAGGGTTTGTGCCAGGGTGGTTGAGGCCACAAAAAAGAGTGCCCCCATGAGTAGAGTGGTTTTGAACATTCGTGCCTTTAGGTTAGGTCTACCACCTCACAGCCTCCAGCAGAACAAGCCAATTCCTGAGAACCTGCGGTGTAGTCTTTGGATTCATAATCGGACAATTTACTCCAATCCACGGTTTCAGGCATCAGTTCCAATGCTTCCAAATACTCCTGTTCGGTACAGTCCTGATACGGGGCCTGCCGATAGGTGTGTTCGGAAAAGGGTAGGAATGAAATTCCACTGATGTTGTCAAAGTTCTCGTATACCCATGATGCAACTTCAACCCATTCATGTTCTTTCACCGAAATGGTGACAGAAGGCTTGTGTTCACACCACTGTTCTTGGTAGACCTTCCAGAGTTCCAACTGTTCCAGTGCAGTCATATCCATTCTGCACACAGCACCCTCTGGTGATTTCATTGGAAAACTGAAGACAGTTGTATGGTCTGGTTTGGTCACATCGGGCTCATAAGGAAACCCTTGCTCCTTCATCATCTGACATAGTGGGTCTTTATTGTCCGCTCTTACTGTTCTTATATAGTATGGATTGTGACGAGCGTGAATTCCTGATGCAGAGTCAACCAGCTGTGAGACCGTGCCACTCGGTTTGACACAAGTGATTGCAGCTGATCGGGGAATACCCAAACGGTCTGCCCATTCACAGTTTGTCTGATATGCAACATTTCTGAGCTCCTCTAATACCTCTGCGAGTTTGTCCATTCCAACCTTACCATTAGTTAGATTGTTGTCCATTATTCCAGTAAGAGAAACTCCAAGGAGTCGTTCCTCATCACAGTTTCGTTTCCACTCTTTACTGAGGTATTTGAAGTCGGTAAGGGTTGATTGAAATGTTCCAAGGATAGTTGCAACCCTAACTTTGTCTTTGAGAGACTGGATAGTGTCATCGGCTCTGACAACGACTTCAGATAGATTGCAAAATTCTCTGGACCTGAGTATGATCTCAGAGCACGGATTTGTCCCAAAGTCGTCCTTTGGAGTTCTTCGGGTAACAAACTCACCATCATCTCCTCTATATCGTTCATTTAGTCTCTCCACTGCTTTACGTGCTGCTGCACCGTTGTAGATTCCTCGTTCACCTGACTTGGAGTCATACAGTGATAACCACTCTCGCATGAAGGTTCCAACGTCTGGTTTCTCTTTGTAGTTGACAGAGTTGTTTGCCAGGGCCCGTTGTACGTTGTTCTCCCACCAAGACCCAGACTTTGCGTATCGCATCTCTCCGTCATTCAGGTTAGATAGAGAGATCAGGGCAGATCGTCTTACACCACCAACCACAACAATCTCAGCCACCTTACACACGATATCATGACACTCAATCGGTTTCAACTTTCGGCCCGTTGAGTTTTTGAAAGTTTCCACTGTGAATTGGAACAAGTCCACCAACGGCTGAGGGCCAGATGCACGACCACCAAAAGTCTTCAGAGGAGCACCTGCTGGTCTTACCTTGGACACATCCCACTGTGGTACTGCACCTGCATACAACATACCTACCAGTTCTTTGTATGCTTTTGCCCAACCCAACTTGGAGTCAGCCACAACAATGGTTGTATCGGTATCATAAAGCTCTTCTGGTACGGCTGGAAGTTTAGAAGTGTATTCCTCTTCTACACTAAACCCCACACCTGTACCGTTCATCAATACGTACAGGATTTCGTCAAAAGACCGTGGAGAGTCCACTTTGATGTAACTACAGTTATATCCTGCGACGTTCTCTTTTCTCAGGGCTTCACCAGCCGTCATCAGACATCGCATAGATGGCATGACTTTGAGTGCCTTGACTGAGTTCTCAAGTTCTGCTCGTTGTCCATTGACTAGATCGTAATCGTGTTTCTCTTTCAACCACTCTTGAAAGAAGTTGAAATACCGTTGTACAGTCTCATCCCATGTTTCTCTTCTCTGATTGGTATAATCCCATCGTGCGTATCGGGAAAGGTGAATGTACTCTTGGTATGTGGTAGGTAGTCTCATTTTACTCCAATCTTGTCTTTTAGTTCTGAAAGTTCTCGTTTAGAGAGTCCATATTCTTCGCACAATCGGGTTTCGGATTCAGCAAGAGTCAGTGCTTCTTGGTCTTGCTCATTGTAGGCATCATGTAGATAGTCTTCCCATCCTTCTGCATTGGCGAAATCACCAATAACCCACTCTCGGAGAAATTTCATCTCCGACCGAGTGAAGGTCACCGCTCCAACCACATAGTCCTCAAATGCCTCACAACAGATAGGAAACTTCGGTTTGACCAGTTCATACATAGCCTTTGCAAAGTCTTGAATTTCCCTCTGGGCGTGTGAGTCCATTCTCAGTTTACAGAAGTGAAAGAAGTTGTGTAGGTCAATCTTCCAGACACATTCTGTGTAGTTGGTCACAGGTAATACACCACGAGCAAGTTCCCTCGTTAGGTCTTCGTCCAACAGATTCTGATAGGTCATGTGTGCATTATCATGGAGTCTGTTGAACTCATACTGCAGTTTGCCTGATTTGTCCGATAGAGAGCCTTCTCTACCCTGATTATTTGTGCTTGATTGTTTCTGGAGGTAATCTGGTTCGGGTACATAGAACTCATCACTCATGATAGAGTAACGTCCACTGTACTCATTTAGACTTGCAGTCCTATGTCTGACCAGTTGTCTCATTACGAAAATTGGTAACTTCAAATGGAACTTGACCTCGCACATCTCAAGGGGTGAGGTGTGTTTGTGTCTTACTAGGTAACGAATGAGGTTTCGTGTTTGGGATACCTTTCGTGTTCCTGTCCCATAACTAAGTCTAGCAGCATTCTCTACTTCTTGGTCACTTCCCATGACCTCCACTAACTTCACAAACCCGTGTTCATGAACCTGTACTAGATTCTCTTCCAACTTTTCACTTGCCATTGGCCCTCCAATCCTGAATGGGTATTCTTATTTATCATGTCAACTATTTCATCAATGTCCATACCGTTTAGAATCATGTCATTGATATCCTTGTGTTTTATTCGTTCCGACCACACACAAACACTCCATCCAGCAGAGAGTAATGCCTCCATTCTCTTGATGATCTCCAAGTTTCTTGGTTCGTTGTCAAGTACGATTGTGGTATTGGATTTGTCTAGGAGTTGGTCTAGATCACTTCCGTCAGCACCTGCCATGGCAATACAGTTCGGAAGGAAGAGGGAGTCAATCGGTCCCTCCACGACATATGTATGGTCCTCTGGTTTCCACCGTTCCAGACCAAAAAGTTTCTGAGAGTCTTCATGTATTTTGATTGTCACATACCTCAACTGAGACTTACCCAGTGCCCTACCCTGTGCACCGATAAGGAGACCCTTCTGGTCAAAGAACGGAATCACCAACCGTGGTTCTTCTTTCATTAGACTAGAGTAATCCACTTCAGATACTCTCATAGCCCACTGACGGAAGTCGTCAGAGAAAAATAACCTCTTCCTGAATTTTGTCGGAATGGCTCGTTTTTCTACGTAGACTTTGGCAAAATGGCCGTTTTCCAGTTCTTCAATGGAGGGGAGACCAATGTCTATCGGTTTGGGTACAAACTTTGGTGCCTCAAACTTGAAGTCTGGTTCCTTGGTCTTTCTCTTACCCGTCTCACCAGTCTTGTATCGTTCTAAGACATATTCGTTGTAAAGGTTAGGGTCCAGTTCCTTGACTAGATTACCCAAAGACATCCCTGCACTACAGTTATGACACTTGTAGAACAGATCCGACTTCTTACGGTAGACGTATCCCCGAGCCTTGGACTTTGAGGTATGACTGTCACCACAGATAGGGCACCGAAAGTTCCAGAGATAGTCTCGGACTCTCTTGTACCTATCCAATCGTGGCGACAGCAAGTTGATGTACTTGGTGTCTAAGATTAGACTCATAACGATAATTTCAATGGGGTGGTTTAGTTTCCTTTGTTGTCTTCTTTTTCGGGGGTGGGAACGGTATATTTGTCATCCGACAACTCTTTCAGATGATCAAATTCACCTATTTCACCTTCTCTAAATAAATCTTCAAGGGTCTTAACGGGAGTCCCTCGTGCGTTCTCTCTATCACGATCAGACATGATGTCTCCATTTGGAAGTGGGTGAATCATAGTGGGGTCAACACAGAGAGACCCCACATGATTATAGTATCAAATTCACAGGAAAAGTCAAGTATTATTTTCCTAGTCTTGTAGCAATCCTTCTACCAACACCAAAGGTACTGGGATCTTTCTTCTTTGCTGCCTGTTCAGCATCGGTAGTCTGGTATTCGCTACGAATCATGAACAATCCTTTGGTCCCCTTGGTCTTCGGAATGTTATTGATGATCCAGTAGTACACCTGTTTCTTCACATCAGCGGCAGAAAGAGGTGGCTTCCCTTCGGGTTTCAGCGTGAGATAAGTAAAGTCAAGCACCTGAATCTCGCCGTCTTCACCGTCTTTGGTCTTCTTCACTTTATTTTTGGCCTTCATCGGTTTATTGTTGGCGTCCAGATAAGGAATGGTATTCTCTCTGTTGTTCAGAATCACTCTCACCGCACCATTCACTCCGTATGGAATTTTGCCACCGATAACACTGTACATATTGTCAGCAGCACCTTCGTGTGTACCCAACAGAATATCCTCGGGGACTACTCTTTCTCTTTCAGCATTGTTCTTCACAGCAACTCTATAATTGGTCAACACCCACGTCAAGTGAATGTTCTCTGGTTTGTACCCAGCAGCCAGTAGCTGAGGTATCACACCCGAGATGTCATCAACGTCTTTGAAGGTAATGTCAAAGATGATGTTTGGCAGTGTCTCAGGGTTCTTTGCGTTAGCCAACATCAGGTCAAGAGTCTTGTCTTTTATTCCCAATTTTTTCACGAACATATGGAGTTTGAAGACATCCTCTGGTGTTCTTAGATTCAGACCACGAAGTTCGGCATATTTGTCTTTGTACTCAGCCATCTTGAGAAAAGCCTTCTTCCACTCGTCCACATCACGGATCTTGAACTTTTCTGGTTCCATGAAGTTCTTGATCGCGAACCCTTTACCTGAACCTGCACCTCCAGCCAAGAACACGATCTGCCCGTATCTCTTGCCTTGGTTGTACATGATGAGTTTCTCGTCTAACTGTTGGGTCTCTTCTTGGCCACCTAATACTTGTTGTACAGCATCAGTCAGGGACTGTAAACTGTCTACTGAAGTGTAGCCGAAATCGTTCAGCTTCATCTAATTCCTTTCTATGCTTTCGGTGTTGGTGTATTCAATGCGTCTTGGACTGCTTTGTTTTGGGTTTCAACTTCTTTGGCCTTGTTCTTTGCCTCGTCTGCTGCATTCTTGCCAGAGATGAAACCAGCAACAATACCAACGATACCAGTGATAGCCATAGAGAGGAGATTGATAATGTCTTTGTTTGCTGCCCGGCCTGTCTCCATTGACAGCCAAAAGTCACCCAGTGTGATGATGAATAACAACACCATCAATCCCAAGGCCAAAAACATTACGATCCAATCCTTCATTTCTTGCCTGTTCATACAGTCAACTCCGTGTTAGATGTTTTGAAATTCTTTTTCCTCATGATAGTCTTTGCAACCAAGTCAAGCATTCCATTACGATCCACTGCCAAAACAAATGGCATGTTGATATCGGTTTCCATGTCCTTGATGACTGCCTGAGCATCTGGCCCGAGCAGGGGAATTTTCTTCCCATGTTTCTTGTAGGTCTGTCTAAACAGCCTCGTAAGTTCTGCGGTGTTTATTGGTTTCTTGTTTCTCTCATCGTTCGCACGATCTAGGAAGTGTTTTGTGAACTCTACATCAATATTGACTGATGCGAATAGTTTGTCTGCATACTTCTCAATCTGGTCTAGGTCCGCCTTGGTAATTTCTTCATTGAGATTGAGATAGTCTGTAAAGTTCAACATTGAATTCCTTAGATTGTGAGTGCGACAAATGAGAGTATCCAAATGAGTACACCGAGAATCCATATGATGATGGTTTCATCCATAGGTTCTCCTATTGAGCTCAACTGATATGCTCCATCCAAGACAGAGAAGCAATCACATCGTCATTGTTTGTGGTTGCTCCTTCAACACTTCAACAGGTGGTTCAGGCACCTGTACTAGAGATTCCATCAAGTTCTCAAGACGATCAAGGGCCTCATGTTCCCTCTGTTGTCTCTTCTCAGTGAGTTCTCTCTGGAGTTCCTCATACCTGTCAAAGACTGTTGGAGGTTTCCGATGCAGCTCTTCTTTTAGTTTTTGGTATTCAGAAAAAATGTCAGACAAGTTGACCTCACGGATAACCGAGTCTTTTGAGTTCTCTAATCGTTGACTCTGCACTAGTATGTACGATACCAAGTCCACCAGCATTCTTGAACTCTTTGATGTTACCAGCATCGTCATCAATCAGGAGGTTAGGTCTTCCATCTCTCCCGTCTTTGGCAAACTTCTTCTTGTCTTGGCGATAGACTACTCGCATGTCCTTCGGTGAGAGGTTGAAGTGTCTCTTCATCCAATCGGTCTTGTCTTTCCCAGCCTGTAATGAGATTGGTCCTCTGGTAGGTTTAGGAATCGCAGTCAACATGATGGGGTCAAACTTACTGATGTAGTTCCAGAGTATTCTTGCATCTGGCATCAGTGGAAGTTGAGCGTAGGTGTCCAATGGGAGTTCAGCCCAAGAGTTGTCCTTGAAGGCATGTCCCAAATGGTCTTTGGTAAATTTGAGGAAGTCAGCAACGACTCCATCCATATCACAATAGATTTGAGGATAATCAAACTCTATCAGTTGTTTTCGTAAGTCTGTGAACAGTTTCATGGAACCTTTACTTGAGTAGTTTAATCATCTGATCAATAACCTTTGATTTAGACTCTGTCTTATATTTCTCAAGGAGCTGTAATAGATCAATTCTATCTTGAGCAGTCCAACCTTCTGCCTTACCCACTACTGTCCCGACCAAAGAAAATACCTGCTTACAGTCGGTTTTGTAGCTATAGGGGTCTTTACCCGTCTTGGCATCATACTCATCGTTGTTCCACACAAAGAAACACTCTCGGTATCCATCACTTGCAGAAAACACTTTCGCAAAGGCCGAGGGCACACTTTGTTGACTATCTCCGATCTTCTTCGGCCGTTCATTCCAGTAGGCAATAGTTAGAGTTTCTAGTACCTTATGTTTCACTGCCATTTCTCGTTCCAGTTTCTCCAAAGCTACAAATTTGTATCTGTTAGCCCTTGGTGTCTGTGGCACGATATTAGACATTTTATAGGTTGACTCCAATGAGTCTTGTGACCAGTCAAATGATGCATCTGACGCACCAAAATGTCCACGGTCATATCCTGTGTTGGTATAATCCTCAGTGTTCACTGCGTATTCAGCAGGGAGACGACTGTCGGTATAAAAAGAAGGTCTCTTCTCAATGCCTTCACCTGCCACTTTTTTACCCTCAACCTCAGTATAAACTGCAACTGGTGATTTTTTATCATAACTGTAGCAGGTGGTGAAATAGTCCTGAAGAATCACATCACAGTTCTCATCATTGAAAACTGATTTGACATCATTGAGAGTGGTCTTGGACACATCACCTTTGGTTCCTGCGTACACAGGAGTGAATACCATGAAGGCAAACAATACATTGAGAAGAGTTTTCATTCATACCTCACTAACTTGGTTATCATCGTAGCAACATGGACACGGCGACTGTTCAGAACAGTTACAGTCTTCACAGTCGCACTGTGGATTTTTACATTCTGGATTGTTACACATCATTTTTCTTTACTAAGTTTTGCCAAGTGCTCCAACAACTAATCTCACAGATTATCGTTAAAAGCGTTTACTAAATTGATTCTAGTTTGTCTCAATAATTCAGCTCCAGCAAGTTTTAGTTCTTTATCATTAGCTGAATTTAAAATTTTATCAATAATTTTTTGATCATAACTTTCATATTTTTTACCAGCAATGATTTCCCCCAAGTAGAACCTTAATTTTTTTCCAGAAAAACGATTAATTACAAAATCTTCAAGTGGGACATCAGTAATTCTACCACCGTATGATCGGGTAAATTTACTCATAATTTTTTGGGCACCAGCAAAATCTCCACTCAACATTTTTTGATTTGCCTTTTCTATTGCTTGGTTCTTAAAATCAGCAAACATTTTTTCAGCATCTTTCATGATTAAATCAGTTAGTCTTTTAACCAATTCATCATTATTTTGTTGATCATCCTTAGCAGGTTGCAAAATTGTCTTTCCCAATTCAGTAAAATAATATGCAGAAACATTCTTGAACGTTTGCAATGCTTTTCTTGCTGTTGATACTACATCGTAATCGCGATTACCTTCAGGAGTCACTTCCAAAACATGATATTTTGATCTACCACGACTATATCTAAATGGTACATCACCTACTGCACAATATAAAGTCCCATCTTTTGAAACCCCAACTACAACTGCTTGATAAGGGTTATCAGCATTTTCCAATGCTTTTACAGCTTTATCTTTTGATGATAGAAGTGTATATGTAGCATCTGCTTTTGGAACAGGTATTGACCAA